GCTGGTAGCGATCCTTCGGCGAGGCTGCTACCAAAAGGCGCTGCGTTAGATGTGCCAGTCGCAGTCGCAGCGCCATAATTCTCAAGCGAATCAAGCGAGTACGGGTTCGCGAGCTGCGGCGTTTGAAACCGCACCCTGTACTCAATCCACATCTCTCCCAGCAGTGCTCCAGAGTCGGAGCCACCACCAGTGGCAAAGACCACGTGGCCGGCCGACACTTGCCGCTGAGACGCCAGTTCTGAGTAACCACCTGTATAGTAGGGGGCACGTTTCTGCATGTCTCGGCGGGGGGCAACGACCTTGAGGCCTTTCCACGCAGGCCCTGCCACAGCACCTTTCATATTAAGTAACTCAGGCTTGTTCGTCGGCAAATCATCGTCCGGGTCGTAATCAATAGCAATCGCGACATAACCAGACGTTGAGGTGCTAACCGACGGCACGAACTCCACGGCAAAATACTCCAGGACAAAAGACTCGTACATGTTGGCAAAACTGCCACACCAAGGCCACAGTGATGGTTTCAGCTTGATGCTGTTCACTGCGGCATACGCGGAAGTGACCTGGAAGACATCGTGGAAGAACTCACGTCGGGACACCACCAGATCTCCCTGGACCGTCGCCTGGCGAGCACCCAGCGTCTGAACCACTGGAGCCCTAATTGGCACATTGCGGCGAGAATTCCTAGCAGGAGGAGCTGGTACAGCTCTAAAGCCATTGGAGCGCTTACGCTGACGAGGCTTGGCTGATTTAGAGGCCATAGGAACAGGCTCTTCTTCTTCTTCTTGAGGTGCAGTTGGCTGACGGAGTTTGGCCAACGCTACCGATGCAACAGCTGGAAACACAGAGCCTCCAGCAACAACGGCTTTTCGTAAACGTGATCGAGGTCCTCCACCTAATTGGTCAAGGACGTGCGCAGCAGCCCGGCGGTCCAGGTTTGGCGCGTAAGTAGGGTCGAGAGCAATCTCGAAGAAGCTGCGGAAACGCAGCGGGTCAAGTATGGGATCCCACTGACCAGGGTGCGACTGTACATCGCTAGCAACGCAGGGGGCGCCTACCCGTGCAGTCTGTCGGCATTTTGTTTAGCACGGAAGTATTAAGCTGGCTAGGCACCGTTTTGGGTAGTTAAGCTAGCGACCCCATCAGAAGCCTGCGGACGCGTGTGTCGGCGCACCGAAGAGCTCCACACAAAGTGGTTTGGACCAATGCATCTCCACTGTGTCATAGTACTCCTCCAAGGCGCGCTGGGCAGCTGGTGTGTAGCCAAAGGCTTTATAAAACGAATACCTAGCTGCCTCAGTTATCACGCCGGAATTCCACATGCCACGTGCAAGTATGCGGAAGCCTGTGTCAGTCGCGTCCTTATCGATACGCGAACCGGCCCCACGGGTAAAGGCACGGTAGAACGAGCGGAAGATCGGCATATGCCCAGCCAATGCTAGTCCGCACTGCCCGATAGAATTGCGCAGTGTGTTGAATGTCTTCTTATCGTCGAAATGCTTCAACGATGCAAGATCTTTACTCAAACATATGCGCGGGTCTCGTACCATGCACCATTCGGTGCCGTCGAAGACTGGTCGGGTCTGGCAAAACTCTAGCTCCTCCAGCTCGTACACTATTGGCTCCAGCTGCAACGGAAACCCTGCTGCAGCTGAGTAGTGTGGCAAGTCATCAAACTCGTGTACATTGTCCCTTTCAGTTATGGCGTGCATGTCATCACCATTGTTGTTGCATTTAGCCTTGATCCGTTTTAGCAACATATAGCAATACACGATGGCAACACTCATCACACATGACCGCAGAGAGGTGTCCATGTCTCCAGAGGCACCCCCACCGGTCTTATGGTACTTCACAGAGTCTCCCTTATAACGGAAGTACCCTTGCAGGGTCTGCTGCCAATGCAACAGGCGATTGAAATCGTCGTCATTCTCTCCGTAGAAGCACCTGTACAGTGATGCAATGAAGTCCAAAGCGCTGGTTGACATGTGCTGATCCTGTCGAACAGCGTCAAACCCTATAGCACACGGGCTTTTGAAACTAAACCACTTGCTCGCAATGATTTTCCCCTGTTTGCGAGCATTAAATCCTTTTAAAACCACGACCTCATCAAAAACTTTTGTGACACACTTTAACAAGGCACCCTCAAGTGGGCGTAT